CCCTGATACCGGTATCAACCTGTATTCTTTCGCGCTGAGACCCGAGGAACACCAGCCTTCCGGCTCGTGCAACTTTTCTCGTATTGATAACGCTACCCTTCAGCTTGTTCTTTCCAACGCCACCGTTGAGGGAACTAACACTGCCAAGGTTCGCGTGTATGCCGTGAATTACAACGTTCTTCGTGTGATGTCCGGTATGGGAGGCCTGGAACATGTATTAATGGCGATGTTGATGTTCATCGTATTAGTTTCGAACCAGGGCCGAAAAGTGTCCTCCTGTAATCATTTGAGCTCTGATTACAGTAAACGAGTTGCGTCCTCAGTATCATGTTTTTAATGATATAACCAGACCAGACACTAGTGATTCCGATGATGATAAGTCGGAGTTGCGACACACCTTGTTGTTCTGGGAAGCCTTTAGAGTTCAAAAGTACCAAGCGTGTATCCGAAAGGAGCACGTGGCCAAGAGTAGAAACTTGGGTATGGTAATAATCTTTGAAATTAGGTGACCAGCATACTTACGATCTAAGGGCGCTAAGCAAAGCCTATGATCGGGTGCCAGAGACTGAACCGGTGTGGGTCGTTGATGAAGGTGTAAGCAACCTGAAACGGCCTAAGATACAGTCCGGCCCCTAGTGAAAATTAGGGGAGAATCCGTGCGTATTCGAACTAAAATTCGTATATGTTTCCATTATATAAACATCAATTTCTATTTTATGTTTATCGCAAGATAAATATAAAAAATTAGACATTTCATATTACTTCCACACGAATTCAATCGCGTTCCACCACATTTAGTCACAGTCATAAAACAACTCCACGATTTCAACCGTCTTCTCCGTAGCGTTTTCAGGGTTCGTCCAATATTCTACTTGTTCGCGCAACCTCTCCAAGCGCGATTCCCATTCTTTTTCTTTTGATTTCTTCACCACACACAATCCAAGTTTATTCACACCCCAGCACGAAGTAATATCCTCACCATTCTCATCGGTATACTCGTCGGGGTTAAACCGAATGAATACAATTGGTTTATGGCCCACATCCTGTGACAATTCCATAATTCGTTTATTTTCGCAGGAGCAGTCATAGTTAATATGTTGATTTTCATCCACTTCCACAATAATGATTTGATACCCCAAATCAAGCATGATGTCAGGTCTGCGACGCGAACAGCCATCCGTTATTGTTTTATCCGCAACCCAACTGAAATCCGGGAAATGTGATGAGATGTATTCAACCACACATCGTTCTTTGGTTTTGTAGTTCCGAGAGACGGGTTTGTCTGGATGAGCGTGGATGAAACAACGAAGACAATATCCTTCGTATTTATTGCGAACGAGTGTATTACATAACTCACCACAACACCTCTTACTAACAATATTAATCATCGTATCTGTTTTATGTTTCAAACATAACAGAGGTTTCGTCTCTCCATAATTATTATAATAAGGACGTATGTTGCATCTGATATTATTTACATCAATGTGAATACACCTAGGATTCTTCAAATCAATCATACCGATTATCTTATGGTCGATGCAGTATACAGGTTTTGTTTTATCTGAAAAGTTGTAACAGGGTTGTTTAATACAGTCAGTTTCTTTACATTTTTTACTAGTTACATCTATCATGAGTTCTGTCCGATGAACAGAACAGAACATGGCTGGTTCTTCTTTTTTATTAAATAATGCTCTTTTATCGCATCCATCGTGAATACATTTTTTTACGTTTATATCAATCATATCAAAAGATTTGTGAGCAAAGCAATACCTACCGTTAGTAGAACCAGCTATATTAAAATTTGCTATGGTTTCACAATCTTCGTAATTACATAAATCATATTTACTATTTCTGACCATCCCTATTAGTTTATGGGAATTACATCGCTGGTTTATGTCATCAGACTTAAATTTATATCTTGACGGTTCTTGACACCTCACCCCATCCTCATCAACAAAAGCACACTTCTTCGGCATTTCACCCTACTTATAAAATCACCCCACCTAATTTAATTTCAATTTTACTCCAATCAAAAAATTGAAATAGTTTATCCCGTTCCAACCTATTCCATACAGAGCCACACATTCGTCGGCTTCACTTCGTTACTCTCATTCGTTCGGCTTCACTTCGTTACGCCATGCTCCAATTCCAATCACAACACGACTATATCACCCAGAAATACGGCTCCGCCACCACCGCCCCCGCCGACTCCGACTCCGTCTCCGTTACCTTCAAACCCGGCCATACGAAATCTCTCGGACGCAACGCCAATCAAATGAAAAACCCCATCTGGGAAATCACAAACCCACAAACTGGCGAAATCACATCGGTCATTATGTATTGCGAACCAAATGAATACTGTGAATTGTGCCCCAGGAGCTACCAAAAAATACTGGACTACGAAGCAACCCACAACAAAGGCGAGAAAATCACGTGGTATAAAACCACGAACGGATATATTTCGTGCCACAATAACGTCTTTATCCATCAAGTCATTATGGATACGTGGGGAAATGGAAAAGGCACGAGCATCGTAAGTGTTGACCACCTCGACCGAAACCCAATGAATAACCGATACGACAATTTACGCATTGCGACGATGCAAGAACAACAAAAGAACAGCAAAGGCACGGCAGATGACGGAACCAAGCGCGAGAGAAAGCATAGTGCTCGCGCTCTTCCCGCCGGTATCACCCAAGATATGATGAAGAAGTATGTCGTATACTACCACGAATGGTTGAACAAAGAACACACACGGTCGAGAGAATTCTTCAAGGTTGAGAAACATCCCAAACTTGAAAAACCGTGGATGACGAGCAAATCCGAAAAAGTATCGCTGTTACAAAAATTGGAAGCAGCCAATAAGGTCGTGAGCGATTTGGAAAAGGGCATCTTCCCCGAAGATACTGCGCCAGCGGCGGTTCTCCCGAAGTATTTATCGCTCGTCGTTGTGCGCGAGAAACCGCACTTGGTATATGAGCGAAGACGACCCGACACCGGCGTTCGCGAAGGATTGCGTATGGTATTGCCTCCAAATTATACAATCGAGGATGAAATCGTGAAGATGAAAGAGAAAGTAGAAGCAAAATACGGGGTGGGGGCGATGGATTGAACCAATCAATAATAAAATTGAATCGTAAGTATTTTTATTTCCGGCCAATCACATCATCAACCAATCACATCAACCACAACACAGATGCGTCCACTACGCCTTGTTCCCCCAACCGACCTTATCCCCGGCAAAATATACCTCATCCGCGAAAAACGGCCAGAATTCACCCACCTGAATAGCAAAGGCGTGTTTGTAAAAAATGAATATCCAATTTCACCTCATCACTGCACAATGAGCCACTTCACGAATGTTCATAGTAGAAATAATGCGCGCTACCCCGACCTCCGTCTTCAAGACACGTATTGGAACTATTATGAAGCCGACGCCGTTGAACGCGCCTACACTACCCAGGCTCTTCGCATCATCACTGGTGACCCGGATTTCATATTTGAGGATTACTAAATCATCATCCATTCTTGTTATTATTATGATATTCTACATCTCTACACCCCCTTTCACCATCCTCATCCCAACCATCCGCCACAGAACCACCGACACAACACTTCCGGCGATGAAACCGTTGCCGGCCGCCTCCAAATTCTTCCCGAAAAAGAAATAGGCGAACGCTGGGAACACGATATACGTGAGCACGGCGTAAAACGCCATAACGCCTGTGTATTTTGTGAGGTTGAAGTTCATTTTTATTGATTAAGGTTATATTATAACGAGAGAATAGAATATTATTACTTAATTATTCGCATAATATTTATAAATTCCTCCTATAATCCAAGCAGTATTTATCACGATGGATTGGTATTGTTTTGACGTAATACAAACAATTAGTAATCCTGTTGCGCCGAGCGTATTCAATATAAAATCGATGTCTCGTTCAAAAGTCATGACATATGGACACAATACTAATATACTTCCCGTCCATCCAAGACCTTCTAAAATAAATTTTGTAAGCTTATTTTCAGATCTTACTGTAGAAACCGGAATGGGTTCCTGAATGGGAATTATTTTATTTGAAGCATATTCATTAGACATATTATATTTCGGTTCCTATTTTTATTTTCAATCTTCAACGATGAAGATAAAATTGTTATTTGTTATACGACACGCCACGGATATACTCTAACTATATAATGTAATAATAGTAGTTGGATTGTCATCAAATCATTTAATTGTATTCTTCGTTATCTCCTCTGTCTCCTTCGTCTCCGTCTCCGTATCCTTATCCTTTGTCTCCGTCTCCGCCTCCGCCTCCGCCTCCGCCTCCGCCTCCGCCTTCGTCTCCGCCTCCGTATTCCACGCCAACACCCCGCCCGCCACTATAAAAACAACCGAAAACCACCGGTCACTCGGGTAATTCCGGATAAATAAAAACACCGCCGCCAAAAAAATCGCCGCGAATGCGACCGTGTTAATCAATGTATTATCTTCCATATTCGTATGATAATATAAGTCTCTTATATACTTTAATTACAATATATACTTTAATCGCAATATATACTTTAATCGCAATATATACTTTAATCACAATATATAGTATATTATTTATATAATCAATAATGTTATTAACCTATCACGACGATTTATTAAATAGATCAATACCCGCTAATTATTTTGTAGATTTAACGAACTTTGAATATGTTACTAATGAATTACTCGTAGCAGGCCTTCATTACCCAGACGTTCCGTGTAATGAACTTGTTATCACAAAACCCGACAATAAAGTAAAATATTTAAATTATAATACGTGTAGTATTCCATTGCCATTACTATACCTATTTGATGAAGAAGGCAATGGGCTAAAACAAACTGTTCAATCACATAGAGGGAGGCAAGCAATTGGTCACTCTATGACATTTGACCCATCCGTCAAAATGATAGATATACGACAAAAGATTTTAAGGAGACTTGAAATATTATATATGCTAGCATTGGAAGATGATTCTTTAATTACAAAATGTAACAACAAGGAATGCAATATATGTTATAAATCTTTTTTTTCCAATTATACTTGTCTTGACCCGGAACCAAATATTTTTTGGGTTGGTCAAATTTTACATTGTATACAAGATTCATATTCGCGTGTTCATACAGTAAGAACGCAACCGCAACCAACCCAACACGGAGGAGAACCTCAGTTGAATCCAGGAGGAACTAATGACACTACTCCGTTTTCAGATAAAGAAACAAATCTACTCTCTTTCAAATTAGTCAAAATGATTGGAGATTTAGTTGACTCTACACAACTAGAGATTGAGACATTAAATACGAAAGAGGATATTGTTGCTTTTTTAATTAAAAATATAAAAGAACCGGAATTACAGAAAATAATCCGAAAAAAATCCAAATGACATAGGCCATATATTTAAACTTACCTTGTTTTTTAAAAATCAAAAAAAACGTATATCAAGCCTATATGGTAATAATTCTGAATTGCCGTCCGAAAAAAATAAAGACAGACATACACCCAGTATCGTAAATTACCCATATTTAAAATCATTTAGATATATCGGCCATCAAAAAAATTGTGGAAGAAGTTTTCATATGTCATATGATACGAAAAAAGAAAACACGGCATTTGAAACCTTTATAACAGATAATTGTAGGGAAGTATTGGAAATGTTTAAACGGCACTTAACAGTAGACTATACTAAAAACCTAATCAATAAAATTGAGGAAATGATAAATTATATTGCTACAAATGTATTTCCTATAGAACAAGACTATCAAGAACGTTCTTCCGTTGAAGAATGTATTTCTGGTGATTGTGGATGCAAGGTTGGTGGTAAAAAAATACGCAGTAAGAAGCGTAAACAATATAGAAAAAGGTATGTGTCAAAAACACGTTCAAAACGAAAAAGTTAAATTACGCGGGACATTCGTCCCACCTCTCTCTTCCCCTACTATCTTTAATCCAACTGGTTCCTATGCTTCGATTACATACGGCACTAAATAATCATCTTCCTTTTCATCCACCTTTACATTATTAACCACAGAAACAGTGGCAACACTAGAGCAACATCCACAATGATCTTCGTTTGCCTGGAACACCTTACAATCAATCATCCGCTGGTCGTATTGGAACGCCCAACGACCCAATATGACAGTAGGTTGCTCACGAAAAACGATACGTGTAACAAAACTCCGAAGAAATGACAGCATATCAAGACGATACTTATACTCATTCAATAAAAGCACTTCAATTTAATCTCTCGCGTCTTTGGATTTGATACGCCGCCGCGTCCACCCTCGCCGCCCATACTTACAATGCTGGCGTTGAGAGAATCCGCGTGGGCGTCGGCAGTTGATACTGCGCTTGTATTTCATAGACCAGCGGCGGCGTTTCGTTAGAAGCATAATCTACTACTATATTATTGTAATATAATACTAAAGCACAGACTTACAGCCCCTGTAACAACCCTTCAATACTGTCCAGGTCCGTCAAAAACCGCGGGTACCGCGCGTGAAATTCGCGCATCCTGGCGAAACAATCCGGGTAGGACTGGTCAAGTAACTCCTCGGTTACATCCGCCCATCTCTCAACAACGAAACAAGGAAACGCCGCATACAACCTGTCAAACACCGTATGAGTCCGAACGACAATCGGAACGCAACCTAAGTAAATACATTCGTAAAATCGGTGAGTATCTACACCGCATCCCCGTGGACAAAGCGCATACCGGCTTTCCAGCGTCTTATCGTAGACTAGCGCCGCCGGGACTTTCTCAAAGCAGTGTTCATCGCTAGTAGTAGATGTAACCGCAGCGTCATTGAGGTTATACACGAACGACGGCGACGACGCACCCGCACCGGCACTGGTAAACCACTGGTAGCACTCCTGTCGCGACGGATGTGTCCATAAACTGAAACACAGTAAACATTTTATAGGTCGCACATTTGCCCCCAATGTCGTCCGAAGCGATATACCCTTTTCAAGCAAAAACCGTTGGTTAAACCGGCGATGCATCGCGACAATCGTCCCGCAATCCCGTATCCCAATTGGCATAATGTGAACTTTAGGGTGGTCGTATTCGTTATTCTGGACGAGTATCCGAATACTAACTGGAAGTAATCTCTCAACAAACTCCCACGCAACCAGCGGTTCTTCCATAATATAAAACACGACGCGAACATTACGCGCCTGTAGAATCGCGACGAGGGTATGAATAGGGACTTCGGATTCTCTCGTAGATATAAATACAGAATCTCCATCACGCAATTGTGCGGCGTATTCCGCGTAATCGTGAATTCCTACATTGATGCGGTTGGTATAACACAACGTGCTGTGAAGAGCGAATCCGATTTGCGACAATTTGAATATTAACTGCGACGACAGTGCGCGTTTTGCTTGCTGAATTGCGTTCATTCCAGACATTGATAATATTTAGGAGCGTTCAAGTTTTATATGTTTTATGCCGTGGTTATACAAATGACAGACATCGCCGATGCCGATGCCGCCGATGCCGCCCCTCCGCCACAGTCTCTCGCGCTATCCATCAGGAATGATAAGCGCGAGAGAAAGCAGACCGCGCAGATATTGCCGCCGGGCATCACGCACAATATGATGAATAAATATGTTGTATACTACCGAGAGATGGTCTACCTTAAAAATGGGAAATGTATTCCGAGAGAATATTTCAAAGTGGAGTCGCATCCAAAACTCAGTAAACCGTGGGTGACATCCAAATCGACGAAAATCTCCCTGCTTGAGAAGTTAAATGACGCAAATGAATATGTTATAAAATTGAGTGCGAGTGCGAGTGCGAACACGAGCACGAGTGCGACCGAGATGCCGAAATACACAATGCTGCGTGTCGTTCGCGATACACCCACCGAGACTATTCTCACATTAGTCTATGACCGTAAAGATAAACTGAACGGATTTAGGTGGACGTGTAGCTATACATTTTCGTCTCCGACGACGACGGCGGTCGCATTAGAACATTTACAGGAAAAACTCCGAGAGAAATATGGTGTGAATATCGCCGGAATGTAGTATAAATATAGTAGTATAAATATAGTAGTATAGTAATACGTAGTCATGTATATTTATTCTTCGTCGTATCATACAGAAGATGACATTAGTAACCCAACCCCTAAGGCGCCTCGCGGAAAACGAAGCGACTTAACTGAAAAAGACTTGGAAGAATTCCGGGCCTCATTTTCGGAATTCTTCCACGATGAAATCTTTTAGAAATAAGATGATTGTGAACTTCAACGAGCTATTTGAAAAAAATTGAAATGCTTTTTCTCAAATAAGATGAAGACAGTGCCTATTACCAGATACAAACAATCGAAATGTCGTCGTCCAGAAATACTACCGCTACCGCCACCGTCGTCAACAAGAAGCCTTTCTGTAAGGTTTGCCGTGACGCCGGAAAACCCGAATCGGAATATACCAGCCACTTTGTCAAGGACCAGCCCGGACCCAACGGAAAAGTCATCTGTCCAACGCTCCTGAACCAAGACTGCCGTATCTGC